ATAAAAGGTTGGATTTATAGTAATGGTTCAAATGCTACTTTAGCTGCTCGTGCTATTGACCTCTTCAAACAAGATGTCGGCAAGTTAAAATCTTCTAATACTAAAAAGAATATCTCAGGCGATTTAGTACCTGCTTCAGAAATGATACAGGTAAAAAATAATAAAGAGATAGGCTATGGAACTAAGAAGATTTGGACTCGTTCTCAAATTGCAGCTATGTCTCAAAGTGAATTTGATAAGAACGAATTATCTATTACAGAAGCTATGTCTGAAGGTCGTGTCATTAATGACATGAGCAAAAGAAATTATGGTGGTAGTGGAAATCCGACTGTCTAATTTTACTCGTGATTAGTTGCTAAATTAACAACTAAACAAGGAGGAAGTAATGGGTACATTACAAAATGCGTCGAATGCAAACCTCTCTAACTTTAATGTAGGAGTTTCAGCCAATGAATTTTGGGTTCCTGAAATTTTCTCGAAGAAGATTCAAAACTTCTTTAGGAAATCCTCTGTTATCGAAGCTATAACTAATACAGACTACGCTGGTGAAATCAGTGGTTTTGGCGATACCGTTAAAATCATTAAAGAACCTGCTGTAACTGTTGCAGCTTATACTAGAGCAGCATCGACTACAAAACAATACCTTACTGATGCCGAAGCGACACTTGTTATTGATAAAGCAAACTCATTTAAGTTTATTATCGATGATATTGAGGAAAGAATGTCTCATGTCAATTTTGCATCTGTAGGAGCAAGCTCTGCGGCTTACACACTTAAAGATACAATGGACGCTGAAGTCCTTGTTGCTATGTTCGCTGGTTGTTCAGCAAGTTCACCTGACCATGTAATTGGTTCAGATAGTTCAACTGCTGACACAACTATGACACACGCAACAAACTCTGTTGACTTAAGTAATGCTGCTGCAGACGTCTCTCCACTACAACTTATGGCTAGATTGTCAAGACTATTAGATGATTCCAATGTTCCTGAAGAAGGACGTTGGTTTTTAGCAGACCCTAGATTCTACGAAGAACTAGCGGATACTGATTCTAAGTTAATGTCTTCTGACTATAACCAAGGTGATGGTGGCGTAAGAAACGGCTTAGTAGCTAGTGGTTCTATTAGAGGTTTTAAAATGTATAAAACTAATAATATTGCTGCAACTTCTAATGCAGACGGTAAATGTTTAGCTGGTCATATCAGCTCTACTGCTACCGCACAATCTATCCTTAACATTGAAACTCTACGAGACACTGATACTTTCGGTGATATCGTAAGAGGACTTCATGTTTATGGAAGAAGTGTTCTTAGAGATGATGCTGTTGTAACAGCATTCTACAAATACGGATAAGACGTAATTAGAAGGGGCGATTAAGTTCGCCCTTTCTTTTATATATAAGGAATTTAAAAATGGCTAAGATGAAAAGTGGAATTGAGTATACTGATGTTATAACAGAACATTTACCTTTTTTAAAAGAAGGTGATAGTGTAGATTCTTGTGATTACAGTAAAGAACAATACCCTAAACAATATGGTAAAATGGATTTAAGAAGAAAAGTTGATATTGTTGGTACTTCATCTGATGGTAATAAATAATGGCTGCTCCATTTAGAACATACTTGGATTTAACTAATACTTTAATTAGAGAACTTAATGAAGTAGAATTAACATCTGTTACTTTTACTAGTGCATTAGGTATACAAAAATATATTAAAGATTCAATTAATAGAGCTTACTTTGATATCTGCACTTCAGAAGATAAGTGGAGTTTTTTAAGTGTAGGAGACCCATCTAATAATTATTATGGTAATACTTATGTTGAAACAACATCTGGTACTAAGTGGTATGATTTAAGAAGTTCTCAAACAATTTTAAATGAATATAGTTTTATTGATTGGGATAATATAATTGTTACAGAAGAAGGAGTAAGTGGTAAAACTGCTCCATATGAAATTCATAGACTACAGCCAATGTCTATAAGTAGTTGGCAACGAACTTATGGTTTAGACGAAGCTCGTGATAAGAGTGATTCACAAACTTATGGAATACCTAGAAGAGTTATAAGAGTTCCAGAAAATAATAAACTTGGTTTATCTCCTATACCTGATGGAGTATACAGAATTTATTTTTATGCATATGCACAACCTACAGAATTAACAGCACATGGAGATACAATAGTATTTCCTAAACAATACACATCAGTTTTATTAGCAAGAGCAAGATATTATGTACATCAATTTAAAGATAATATGTCTCAAGCACAATTATCAGATGTTGAATTTCAAAAAGGATTAAGAAGTATGAGAGAGCAGCTTATAGAGCCTTTCCCAGAAACTATGGATGATAGACGTAGTATATATGTCTAGTACAAAAAAACAGGTAAAGCTACCAGCTCCCTGGAATAAAACAAATAAAAAAGAAATAATAAAAGAATTTTTTAAAGCATGGCAGAACAAGGTATATCGATAAACTGTGAAGGTGGTTTAGACTTAGTTTCAAGTACCGCTTTACTTTTTAGAACTCCAGGAGTAGCTCAACGACTTAATAATTTTGAGTCGTCTATTCATGGTGGATACAGAAGAGTTAATGGTTATACTAAGTTTGGAAGTAACCAACCAGCTGGAAATGCAGATGATATTGAAGGTTTATTTAGATATGCTAAAGGTGTTGTAGCTTGTCAAGGTTCTAATATTTATTATAGTGCAGATGGAACTACTTGGAGTCAAGTAAACAAAAACACTTATCAATCTAAAACAGGAACAGTTGCAGTAACTTCAGGTAGTGCTACAATAACAGGAACAAGTACAGCTTTTAGTACAGAGTTTGCAGTTGGTGATGATATAAAAATTAATGATGAACAATTTCTTGTATTAAGTATAGCAAGTAATACTTCAATGACAGCAGATGGAAATTTTGCTGCAAGTGCATCGAGCCAAACAATTTATAAAAATGGAGCTACTGCTGCTCAACTTTCAAGTGGAAGTGCAGTATCTAGAGGTTCTCAAAGTCTTTGTGAGTTTGCTTTTTATGAAGGTAATAAACAATATGGTAAACTTTATATAGCTGACGGTGCTAATAAGATTGGTGAATTAGTTATAGAAATTACAAATGCAGGAGTACATACCTATTCATTTAAAGAAGTAAATAGGTCAGCTCCATCAGACCCAGAATTAGTTACTATTTTTGGAGAAAGATTAATAGTTGCAGGTCATTCAGAAAATCCACAAGTAGTTGCTTGGAGTACTAGATTATCACCAGAAAATTTTACAGGAAGTTCTGCAGGTACAGTAGATGTTGGAGACCAAATAGTAGGTATAAAATCTTTTCGTAATAAACTTATTATCTTTTGTAAAAATAGTATATATCAATTATCTGGACTTGATACTACAGCAGTCTTATCATCGGTAACTAAAAATATTGGTTGTGTAAGTGGTAAAACAATTCAAGAGATTGGTGGAGATTTAATTTTCCTTTCTCCAGATGGTTTAAGAACTATTGCAGGTACTGCTCGTATTGATGACATTGAATTAGGCTCTATTAGTAGAAAAGTATTACCTATATTTAGAGATGATATTTTTCCTAACCTAACATCTTTAACTTTTTCAAGTATGGTTATACGAGAAAAAAGTCAATATAGATTATTTTATTATAAAAATGGAACTGCTGATTTACAACAAAAAGGATTATTAGGAACTTTTAAAATATCTTCACAAGGAGTTCCTTTATATGAGTGGAGTGAATGTACAGGTATACCAGCTCGTATGACTCATTCAGGCTTTGATGAAGATAATAATGAAGTACATTATCATTCAAGTATTGATGGTTATGTGTATCAACATGATACTGGTGATAACTTTAACGGAAGTAGTATAACAGCAGAATATAAAACACCTGATTTAGATTACGGAGATTCAGGTGTTCGTAAAACTTTATACTACTGTAAAACAAGTATTCGTGCTGAAGGAGCAAATAATAATTTAAAATTGCTTTGTCGTTACGATTTTGATGATAATAATATCTCTCAACCAGCAGAGGTAGCTATAGGCTCATTAGCTAGTCCAGCTCTTTTCGGAGTAGCGGTTTTTGGAGCGGCAATTTTTGGACAAACACTTTATCCACAACAAAAGGTAAATCTTGTAGGTAGTGGATTTACAAATAACTTTACAATATCAAGTACTGGTACTGCATCTCCTTATACAATTTCAGGATTTTATGTAGACTTTATACCAGGCGGAAGGATTTAAACATGGCGGCATATACAAGACAAAGTTCATTTGCAGATGGCAATACTATTAATGCATCATTATTTAATAATGAATATGATGCAGTAGCAGCAGCATTTGTTAATACAAGTGGACATAAACACGATGGAACAACTGGTGAAGGCCCAGTTATAGGTCTTATTGGTGATGCTAATGTTGCTACTCCTCTTAACAAAGTTTTAATTGATTCAACAAATGACCACATTGAATTCTATGTAGATGTTTCTTCATCTGCAGTTCAACAAGCGTATATGGCTGACGGAGTATTTGCTCCAGTTACTGACAGCGATGTTGACCTTGGTACATCTTCTCTTTATTTTAAAAATGCTTACATTGATACTGTAACAACTACAGGTAATGTAACTGTAGGTGGTACTTTAACTGTTACAGGTGCTGCAACTATTGCAGGAAACTTAACTTTTGGAGATGCAGCTAGTGATACTGTAGCTTTTAGTGCTGATGTAGCTTCTCATCTTCTTCCTAGTGCTGATAATACTTATGATATAGGTGCTTCAGGTTCTGAATGGAAAGATTTATATATTGATGGTGTTGCAAATATTGATTCATTAGTAGCTGATACTGCAGATATAAATGGTGGTACAGTAGATGGAGCAATTATAGGTGGTGCAAGTGCAGCAGCAATTACAGGTACTGCAATTACAGGCACAAGTTTTGTAATTGGAAGTGCTAATATTGCAGAAGCAGAATTAGAAACTATTGATGGTATAACAGCTGGAACAGTTGCTGCTTCTAAAGCAGTTGTTGTTGATGCTAATAAAGATATAGGAACATTTAGAAATGTAACTATTGATGGAACATTTTCTGATGGTAATTACACATTTGATACATCTGGAAATGTAAGTGGTTTAGGAACTATTGGTTCTGGTGCTATCACATCATCAGGAACTGTTACTTTTGGAAGTATATCAGATGGTACTATAACAGCTACAGCCTTTGTAGATGAAGATAATATGTCTTCAGATTCAGCAACTCTTATTCCAACTCAACAATCAGTTAAAGCTTATGTTGATTCTCAAATTGCTACAGAAGATACTATTGCCGAACTTAATGATACTACAATTTCTAGTGTAGCTTCTGCTAATATTTTAATTTATGATGGTACTGATAGCTGGGATAACAAAGCTATATCAGGTGATGCAACTATTGCAACTACTGGTGCTTTAACTATAGCTAGTGGTGCTGTTGAAACAGCTATGATTGCAGCTGATGCTGTTGATGGAACAAAACTTGCTGACAATGCTATTGATTCAGAACATTATACAGATGGAAGTATAGATACAGCACATATAAATGATTTAAATGTTACAACAGCAAAGATTGCTGCTGATGCTATTACAGGTGCGAAGATTGCAGATGACGCTATTGAGTCAGAACATTATGCAGCAGGTAGTATTGATACAGCTCATATTGCTAATGACCAAATTACAGCAGCTTTGATTGCAGATAATGCTATTGATTCTGATATGTATGTTGATGGTTCAATAGATACAGCACACTATGCTGCTGGCTCAATTAATTCAACTGCTTTAGGAGCAGATTCTGTAACTGCTGCAAAAATAGCTGACGATGTTGTTAATAGTGAACATTTAGCAGCTGGTGGTATTGATTTAGAACACATGAGTGTTAATTCTATTGACAGCGACCAGTATGTTGATGGTTCAATAGATACTGCTCATATTGCAGATGACCAAATTACTTATGCAAAAATACAGAATATTTCTGCTGATGAAAGAATATTAGGTAGAGTATCTGGTGCTGATGGAGTTATTGAAGAATTAACTAAAACACAAGTATTAACATTTGCTAATATAGAAGATGGTGCTGATGTAACAGATGCTACTAATGTAACTGCAGCTGGTGCTTTAATGGATAGTGAATGTTCATCTTTAGCTAGTGTAAAAGCTATAAATCAAGGACTAACTACATCTTCTGATGTAACATTTGCTGATGTAACAGTATCTGGAGACTTAACAGTTTCTGGTGATACTACTACAGTTAATACTGCTACACTAGCAGTAGAAGACCCATTAGTTTCTCTTGCAACAGGAAACAATTCATCTGATGCAGTAGATATTGGAATATATGGTTTATATGATACAAGTGGTTCACAAGATTTATATGGTGGTTTATTTAGAGATGCTAATGATTCAGGTAAATGGAAATTATTTAAAGACAATCAAGCTGTTCCTACTACAACAGTTAACACATCTGGAACAGGATATGCAGTTGGTACATTAGTTTCTAATTTAGAAGGTAGTGTTACAGGTAATGTTACAGGCACTGCATCGACAGCTACAGAAGCAACTAATATAACTGCAGTAGCTAATAACTCTACAAACGAAACAGTTTATCCAGCCTTTGTTGATGGTGCAACAGGTACACAAGGAATTGAAACAGATACAGGTTTAACTTATAATCCTTCTACAGGTCTTTTATCTAGTGCAGGTGTAACAGCATCTGGTACAGTAACTTATGGAAGTTTATCAGATGGTTCAATAACAATTACAGCTTTTGTTGACGAAGATGATATGTCTTCAGATAGTGCAACACTTGTACCAACACAACAATCAGTTAAAGCTTTTGTAGAAGCACAAGCTGGAGGAATAGCTAGTGTTGCAGCAGATACTACTCCACAACTTGGTGGAGATTTAGATGTCCAAACAAATGATATAGTTTCTACTAGTAATAGACCAATTACAATAACTCCAAACGGAAGTGGAGATGTAATTATTGATGGATTAAAATATCCTCAAGCAGATGGTTCAGCTGGATATTTCCTTAAAACAGATGGTAGTGCTCAGTTATCATGGACTGCACTTACAGCTGGTGCTATTCCAAATGATTTAATTGATAGCCAGCATTATGCTGCTGCAAGTATTGATAATGAACATTTGGCTGATGATGCTGTTGATTCAGATGAGATTGCTGCAGGTGCTATTGATAATGCTCATTTAGCAACTGGTGCTGTCTCAAATGCAAAGATTGGAAATAATGAAATAGATAGTCAACATTATGTTGATGGAAGTATTGACAATGCTCATTTAGCAGCCAACTCTGTAGATTCAGATAACTATGTAGATGATTCAATTGATGCTGCTCACTTAGCCAACTCAATTAATACTGATATAGCTACTGGTGTAACTGCTGGTACTACTGCTGCTGCAGCCTTACCTAAAGCTGGTGGCACGATGACTGGTCATTTAACTTTAAATGATAACGCATTTCTTAGACTCGGTACTTCTTCTGATATGGACATATACCATAATGGGACTAATTCATTTATTCAAAATGCTACAGGTGATTTACATGTAGATGTTGCAAACGACATGATTTTAGATGTTGGTGGTGGTGATATAAGATTCTATCTCAGTGGCTCTGAATATGGCAAGTTTGATTTAGCTGCTACTAATTTAAATATTTACGCAAGTGTTCAAGATGGAGATATGAAATTTCACGGTAATGATGGTGGCTCAGCTATTACCGCACTAACACTAGATATGTCTGATGCTGGTGCAGCTATTTTCAACAATAATGTTACAGCTTACTCAGACGAAAGATTAAAGTCAAATATTGAAACAATAGATAATGGATTAGATAAAGTATCTCAAATGAGAGGTGTTACATTTATTAGAAATGAGAAAAAAGGTTCAGGTGTTATTGCACAAGAACTCGAAAAGATTGCACCTGAATTAGTTAAAACTGCTGATGACGATATGGGTACTAAATCTGTAGCTTATGGGAATATTGTTGCCTATCTCATTGAAGCAGTCAAAGAATTAAAATCAGAAATCGAACAATTAAAAAAGGATAAGTAGGCATGACAATAGTTGCATCTGGTGCTATTTCAATTAATTCTCTAGTTGGAGAATACGGTGGTTCATCTCCACACGCTATGAATGAATATTATCGTGGTGGTGGATTGGTTACAGACCATTCTAATAATTCAAATGTACCAACATCAGGAACGATTGATTTACAAGATTTCTATGGAGCAAATAATACAAGTCCTAGTGATTTAGTATTTGTATTTACACCTGCTTCTGACGGGGGAAAATTTCCTGCCATTGGGTATACTGGCACATATGGTAGTGCTTCTGATACCTCTATTTTGGTGGGTGGAACAACCTATACTCTTGTTTCGATAAATCAACCAAGTATAGGTGGTGTCCCAGGGATGCAATTCCAAACTGGTGGTTCTAATAGTACTGTCCCAGGTTTAGATGGTGGAGATTTAACTCTGGTTAGTAGCGCTGGTACTAGCACTACTGTTGGAGGCACTGAGCTGGAGCATATGACAGATACGCATAGTTTCTATATACAAATGCCAAACATAGGAATGCACCAAGATGTTGAAACAACTGGTACATTAATTTTAGCTTAAATGATTTTAGAATATACAAAAACTCAAGTGATTGCAGTAGAAGATGGGTGTGAACATATAGTTAATGGTGTTGTTCGTTTTGATGATTT